CGCCGCGCTTCGGTTATGTCCCGGAGCTTGCTAAGCGTGGAGAGCGGGAAGAGGACCCAGCTCATCATTCCGAAGGAAGGGAGCGGAGCTGGGTAGATGGACCCGGAGCGAGCCAGGGCCTTCCGACGTTCCCACCGGATATGCATCTCATAGACGAGCATCGCGCCGATAGGAAGGCTCGCCCACAAGACCCACGACCACGGTAGCTCGTGACCGATCTTCGCGTGGAAGGTCTGGAGGAATGCGGCGATAAACGCGAACAGGCGCACCACGAGCTTCGGGAAGCTCCCGGACAATCCGGCCTGGGCGTAATCGACGGACTTACGCGCCGCGAATAGCGCCACGCCGTCGAAACACGTAGAGAAAGCGATGGCGATATAGGGTGGCGCTCCGAGGTACCGGCCGATGAAGTAAAGCGAGTAAGCCGACACGCCGAGAATAGGGACCAGGACAACGAGCCAGAGAAAGCCGCCAATAATCCTCTTAATCGCAGCCCGGATAAATCGGCCGATACTCGCGCTCCGCGAGGTCGCGGAGTTATTCTCCGACATAGGGAGCCTCCTAGTAGGTTCCTAGGCTCCGGCGCGGAGGTCGCATCTCCGGCCGGAGCCGCTTAGTCGGGAAGCCTAGCGCCAGTAGCGGATAATAGCGAGCCCGATTACTGGGGGTAATTGTCCGCTGGCGGAGTAATCGGGTCCGGAATACTCGGATAAGCTGCCGGTAATACTCGGAGTAACCAATTTCGATTACTCGGAGTTAGTCCGGACAAAGCCGACAATCTATACTCGCAGTAGTCGGGTCGGCTAGCCGATAGTCCGCAGGAGAGCCCGTATTCTGGCCGGAAGCTCCCGGAGCCGGTCCAGGTCCTCGTCCGTTAGTAGCTCGTGGTGAGAGGGTACCCGGATGAGAGCGTCTATGGCGGTGTAGGCCTGGGTGACGAGGCCGGAGGCCGAATAGTCGCCAGACGGCTTACGACGGTCGCCGGAGCCGGAGCCGCCACCATGGTCGCCTCCGGCCGACTCGCCGCGTACCTGAGACGAGTTGTAGAACTCATAGAATGAACCGAGGTCACCGAAGGCGAAGCCTTCTAGGCCGGTATCGACCACGCGGAGCTGCCAGCACCGCTTGACGAAAGAGACGTGGGCCTCGCTCTTGCCGATGGCCTGGGCTATTTCCTTCTGGGGAGTGCCGGAGTCTATCTCTTCCCAGATAAGCTCTGCCGCCATCCAGTTGTGCTCAGAAGCCTTGACTTCGTGCTCGTCCGCTATCCGGACATACTTCCTGATCTTGGTGATGCGTCCCTGATTCATGGCGCCTCTCTTTACCTAGTTAATTACCGTCATCTCGGATTATACTTAGGCATGACGATAAAGGCTATCGAGACGAGCTATGACGGATATCGGTTCCGGTCGCGCCTAGAAGCGCGCTGGGCCGTGTTCTACAATGAGTGCCAGATTCCCTGGCTCTATGAGAGTCAGGGATATGAGATGAGTACGCGAATCGGCCGCGTCCGGTATCTCCCTGACTTCTATCTTGAATGCGGCCAGTGGGCCGAAGTAAAGGGATTCCTGAATACAGAGTCGGCCGACCGGCTATGCGCCATTGCGGAGACGCTAGCCAAATGCGGTAACGGGAATGACCTCGTTGTCTTCGGAGAGGTACCCGGACCACAGTCGGTCCTCTGGCCTGTCCAGCTTCACTTCCACGGGAAGCTCTGGGGCGTAGCGTGGGACCCGTATAGCTCCGGCTGCCCTATGAAGCGGCCTAGGGTGGCCGTAGAGCCGTCGCCGGTTATCACAGAACACCTAACGAGCGGCTTCCCGTTCGGAGTCCCGGACTGGGCTAGGGACGGCCTAGAGCGCGCGAGGCGCGCACGATTCGAGTGGGGAGAGTCCGGCTAGGTCGCGCCGGAGGATAGGGATTCGGATAGAAGTGACAAGCCACGATCCGTTCGCTACGGCCGTTCCACCGCCATAATCGGTGCCCTTAGCCTCCGGCGCTTCCGTTTAGTTGTGATGCGCGACACCTGGAACTTGAGCATCGACCGGACGAGTCCGGCTCTCCTAGGATAGCGAAAGGCCCGATGTCCATAGGACACCGGGCCTTGGCTTCCGCACTTCCTTCCTAGTGATGGCCGCCTTTACACTTGTGGACCTTGAACGGGTTGACGACCTTCCCGCAGTATGAGCACCTCATTTGTACCTCCTGTTGTTTCCTTGTTCCTAGCTGAACCACGCGGTAAAGAGCAGGATGGCCTCCGTCTCATAGCCGTACGCGAATAGCAGGAGGATGGCGAGCGCTCCGGAGGACGCAATTAGGCACATCGCTAGGTAGTCGCTCATCCTCGTCCTCGTCCGCAGCGCCGGCAATGGAGGCCGGGCACTTTATCGCATCGATGGTAGCGGCAGGCCCGGATAATCCCGCATCCCCGGAGGAATGCCTGATTCGGATTCCCGCAGCGGTCGCACCTCTGCTTCTGGTGGCCGTGGTCCGGCTTACCGGAGTTGACGTAGTGGTGGAATAGGAAGCACTTCCGGACGCGCTTATGCTTCAGCATTCCGCATCGGCCGCACTTATAGTTCTGCTGCCCGTCGCGCGGCCTTCCCGACTTCCTGAGGTTACCGGGGCAGGTCCCGCGTAGGAAGCCTTTACTGTGACTCACGACGCTGACCCCGGTAGCGGCCGCACCAGTCAATGCGGCAGTCGGAAATGGCGTGCTGGCCGAATTCCCACTTGTGGGTCGTCTCGTCCGCGAGCTTCGCGTCATACTCGTCCTGGGCCGTGACGATGGCCTTCGCGAGGACGCGGCGCACGTGGTACTCGAATGCGCTCTTGTTGGCCGGGTAGTTCTCCATGATCTCGCCGGTTATCCGGCCGACTTCATCCCAGTCGGACTGGGTCAGGTTATACGGCATTCTCTCGCCTTTCTAAGCGTGCTTCGGCCGGTAGACACCGGCCCGGAATTCGCGGATAACGACATAGCCGATTAGCGCGACTCCGGCGAGGACGGCTAGGCCGACCACTACGGCGATAAGCGCGAGGACGCTAGCCGAGCAGGAAGCTCCGGCTACGTTCGCGTGGACCTGGACCTTGGAGAGGACCCAGAGGACTACGGCCACCAGGGCAGCCGACTTCGCGATGGTCTTCGCGTCATTCGCCATTTTACGCATCGTCTCGCCTTTCTCGCCTTAGAAGTGAAGAGGCGCGCCTGGCCGTCCCAACCGGAGGGACTTACCTCCGGCCGCTAGCTTCCACCAGCCTAGCGTTACCATGTTGGTCTTAACCGTCCTCCGCAAGCGGAGCCTAGATCCCGGTTCGCGCCCAACCTCTTCACTTATAAGGCAAGACTACGCCGCTAGGCCCGTGAAGTCTAGACCTAGCGGCGTGGTTCTTTGAGATTCCTACAGGCCGACCTTCCCGGCCGCGTACGTCGCCTGGGCCTGCGTGTACTGCTCGCCGTACGGGCTGGTGAGCTGGTCGATGAGCGACTGACGGCTGAAGCCGGTACCCAGCTTGGTATAGCCCTGCGCGGACTCGACAGCCTGCGCGTCCCAGTCGGCTCCGGAGTGGTCCACGGCCCATGTGGCGTCGGCCGTCGAGAACTTCTCAAACTTCAGCTGCTCGATCAGCTTGGCGCGGCTGAAGCCGGTGCCCAGGCTGAGGTAGGACTTCGCGGAGTCGAGAGCCTGCGCCTGGCTCGCGGAGATGACCGGCGCTGCCGGAGCGGCCGGAGCTTCCGTCGCCGGAGCCGGAGTCGCCGTCGCGGGCTCCGGAGTGGCCGGAGCGGGCTTGGGCGTGACCGGCGCGAGCGGAGCGGCGCTGGACGGCGTGATGACCGTAGGAGCCACCGTAGGACTCCCGCTTGCGCCTCCGGCGATACCGGCGACGATGAAGATGACTACCACGACCGTCCACCAGTACGCGCCCACGAGGCCGACGATGGCGAGGACGGAACGCCTGCGGTTCGCTCGCTTCGCGGCGTGGTTGCTCATGTGGCCGAAGAGCAGGCCGACCGGAAAGAAGGTCCAGCCGAAGATCAGGGCCATGACGGCAAGCCCGTCATTCTTCGCCTCGCCTCGCGGCTCCGGAGCGGGCTGGTTCTCTGGGAAGGGAAGGCCCTGGGTCTGGTGCTGAATGTGGTTACTCATTTCTCGCCTTTCGAGATTTAGTGGTGGTGAGAGCGGATGATGTCCGCGAAGGTCGCGACGATCACCATTACCGCCGCGAGAGCTAGAAGGAAGGTCAGCGCTTTACGCGGGAGATTCTTCATCGTCCCGCTCTTCCTGGAACCAGCGCTTGTTGTCGGGCTCCGTCGCCATGGACTTCGCCATCTGCCGTAGCGGTATCTCCGCGAGCCAGGCCCAGAAGCCCAGTCTCCTGGTTTCTACGGGCCGGTAGCCGGGACGGAGGGATACCCGGTGCCCCGTGACGGTAGAGCGGCGTAGCGGCTGCCAGGTTAGCTATTATCCAGCACACGGCCCACGCGATAGCGAAGAGAGGAATCCAGGTCAGCCACTCGACTAGCGAGCCCGATATCCACATCCTCCGGCCGCGTCCGATGGGCCAGCTAAACCCCATTCTCATTGCTAAAAACCTTTCTGCCCGGCCTCCGGAGAGGCCGGGCACGATTCGGGAGGACGGACTAGGCGGGAGCGCGCCAGTCGGCCGTCTCCGGACGAGGAAGGCTCTCCGGCCACCAGCGGTTCCAGGAGCCGCCTTCGCCGCCAGTCGGGAGGGAGTGGAGCCAGTAGGCGACCTTCGCCTTGACCTCGTCCGACTCGGAGCCGAACGCTTCGGCCGCGAGGTTCGCGAGCTTCCGCGCTACGGTCTGGTTGACCTCGCGGACGGAGGCGACCGGAGCGTTGCCGTTACTGGCGGCCTTCGCGGGAGCCTTGCTCGCGGGCTTCGGAGTCGCGGCCTTCCGCGTTGTTGCCTTGGCCGGAGCGGGCTTCGGAGCGGGCTTCGGAGCCGCCTTCGCGGCGGGAGTCTTCCGGGTCGTGGTCTTCGGGCTCGCGGGCTTCGCAGCGGCCTTCGCCGGAGCCTTACGGGCCGGAGCCTTGGTCGCGGCCTTCGCCGTCTCTTCCTTCGGCCGGGTCACGCCGGCCAGGACACTGATGTCCTTCTGGCTCGCCGCGTCCTTCGCGGGAGCGTCCTCGTGGTCCTGCTGGCCGTGGAGCTGGGCCAGCTTGGTCTTGAGCTTCGGAAGATCGCCGGTCAGGCCGTGGGCTTCGCGGAGGTGGGTAGCCAGGTCCTCAGTCGGCTTCCGCAGCCACTCCTGGAGGTGGAGCTTCAGTTCGTTCGCGTTCGTCACTTTCTCGCCTTTCGCCTAGGGCCTCGTTCCGGCCCAACAAGATCAACTATACCTCAGGCCCGGAGGTCTGGCGGCCTCCGGGCCCAAGATTGTTAAAACTTTTTCAGACTCCCTGGTCGGAGTCCGGTTCGCCACCGAAGATCACGGCGTCAGCGTAGGTGGCGTCCGTCAGGACCCTACGGCACCACGCTTCGGCTTCCTCGTCCGGCTCGCCATACGCGCCGATCAGTTCCACTACGTCGCGTAGAAGGTGGATCAGGACAAGGCCGGAGTTACGCTCGTACACTTCCGCCACGTAGCGGGAGTCCAGCTCGCGCTCCCGGAGCTTCTGCCACTCGGAGTCCGGCTCGTGCTTCCTCCGGTCCCAGGTCAGGTCCTCCGCGTCCGGCATCGCGGGATAGAAGGCTTCATCGGCCCAGCCTCGCCGCGCGTAGGTATACCGGCCTTTCAGGATTCCCTCATCGAACGTATTCGTCGCACGGTACAGGACCGTATCGGCCGAACCGATAGCCTCGCGCACGCCGTCCAGGAACCACCGCTCGTCTCCGGCCGACTCGACTAGGACGATACGGCCGTCAGTCGCGACTCCCGCGAGGAAGGCCATCCAGCGCCGGCCAAGCGGCACTCCGTTCGGGAAGGCCCAGCGGCACGGAACCTTCCGCGTCTCCAGGTCCAGGTACGCCACGGCATCGAGGAACCGGCCGGGCACGGGAATCTCCCAGGTTACGTATCCAGTCTTACTCACACTCTCGCCTTTCGATCGCTCGCCTACGGCAAGCGTACCCCGGACTTCAGACATGCCTTCCTCCCTGCAGAGTAACGGTTTGATAACGGCTTCACCTTCGGCATCGGTTTGGTGTCCTCGACTAGAGCGCGGACCTTCCGGTACCGGAAGCGTAGCCGCCTGATCCAGACTCGCATACTGGTCCCTAGAGACGGAGCGAGCCCGGCAGGCCCGTGGAGCTGGGGAGTGAGCCTGCCGGGCTCCGGAGGGACGGAGGCTATGGCGGACTAGCCTCCGGCCGGTGGACTAGATGCGCTGGAGGCTGAAGAGGCCTGAACCGGCTTCGGTCCCGGTCTCACTCCAGTGGCCGCCCACGATCTGGCCGTGCGGGCCGATGACGCCCACGAACGTCCGGACTCCCTGGTTGCCGGCATCCGGGCCGGTGGTCGGGTAGGAGACGGAGAACACGGCCACGTGGCCGAAGATGACGCCGTGGACCGGAAGGACGGCCGGGATGGGCTCGTTCGTGTCGCAGAGCGTCCCGGAGATGACGAGCACGCCGCGCTGGAAGAACACGGGCGCGAGACGGAGCCGGACCTGGTAGTTGAAGTTGGACGTACCGAGGTTCAGCCGGAGGTTGTCGCTCGCGCGGACGTGGGTCGCACAGGCACGCGGAAGCTGAGTCGGATGGGGCTGACCCGTGGTAGCGGCCGACGCTCCACCCGCGAAGGCCACGGTACCCGCGAGCGCTCCGATGGAAAGGATGGATACGGCGAATGCCTTGATCCCGGACTTGGTGAACATGTAAAGCCTTCCTGTTTCCAGGGGGTTGCTCCCCCACCTACCCTATTAGACGCTTAGGGCTCGCTTAAGGTTTACCGGAAGTCCGGAGTTTAGGAGGCCGGATTAGGTAACGGGCCGATAACTATTCATTCTGGCGTATCCATTCCATTTGGCGGATACGGCCACAGTTTTAGGGCCAGCTCTCTTTTCTCACGGGCTCGCCGGAGCGTCATTAGCGCGTGCTTAGTGGCGGAGCGGATATGGTCCGGGCCTGGGACATAAAGCTCTAGCCGCTTCAGCCTTTCATCCGTATAGGTATGAAAGGTATTGGTGCGGCCCTGGAAGCTCAATGTCGCATCGCCCATTCGTTTCTCGTAATGGAGAAACTCTAGCTGGGCGTTAATGCGGACAGGGCTCAGCGTTTCCGGGTCCGTGGACTTGAAGGAAGGATCAACGTCCCAGCGCTCCGAGACGATGGCCGGCCCGGTGCGGTAGTCGAGTCCCTGTATCTCCCTGGCCTTCCGGGCAATCGCGATAGCCTGTCCAGGCTCCGGCCCGGTAAAGGTCCCATAGTCCCACGAGCTTACCTCCGGCCATTCCGGGCCGAAGATAGCCGCTCGCGCGACCGTGAGCCAGCACCAGCCAGTCTCGCCGCCAGGGTCTATACCGAGGACGTGGAGATGCTTGGTAACCATGACTCGCCTTTCGCCTCGCCTTTCGCCAGATATGAGTGAGGCCGCCAGGCGGCTAGCAGGCCTGGCGGCCTCGATGCGCTGAGTCTCCCGGAAAGGCGAGTTAACGGGAGCTGGCCCGCGCACGCAATCCAAGTATAGCCGACGCTCGCCGTTCGCGCTAGCTACGGTTAACGGGACTAGAACATCACAGTAACAAAGACGTAAGGTAGAAGGTCCGGGCCTACTCGGTAGAGGCCCGGACCTTCACGTCACGCTCACCGTTACGAAAGGCGACATAATGAGTATACTACCTAACGGCCGGAACGGGAAGCTAGTCCTTCCCGCCATTCCGGCAGATTCTAATCAGAGGGATATTGCGCGAATTTACGCGGCTGCTGGATTCCCGGTTCACCCATGGATAAGGACCCGCACAAAGATATCGGCTCGCGGCAAGAGGCGAGACGGGACTGGCTCGGAATTCCACTTCAATGGCCCTGAGGTAATTGAGACGTCTGACGATATCGACCTATGGGCGGATAAGTGGCAGGTCGGATTCGCCTGTTCATGGAGGACTGGCCTTGTTGCTCTCGACGTTGATGACCCGATTGCCTTTCTTGAATGGGACATCGAGTTTCCGGAGACGCTGACGGTATCGTCGGGACGTATGGGCGGGTATCACCTGTACCTAGACTTCCGCCATTTGCGGGCTGTTGTTCCGCAAGATGAATGGCCGGTCCAGGGAGACATACCCGGAGGAACGCTCAAGACTGCGGGCTTTACCGGAGCGCCAGGCTCGATTCACCCGAACAACAAGCCGTATAGGGTTGTGTCCGGGCCAGTGGTAGCGAAAGGCTCTCTGAGCCTTCTACGCGCTCTCGCGAGCTACCGATCAAAGCGAGAGCAGCGAGTCCACGGAACCGGCGCAGTCGGATATGTCGGTGAGCTACTCGATAAGGCTCTGGCGGCTGGACCGGACAATCCGGACCTCGATAACCAGAGCCAGCATCCGGCCGTCCGGAACCTCGTAAACGCTCTGGAGAAAGAGGCTTCGGCTGAGGCGATTACCGGAGCCGTATTCCCGCTCCTGCTTAGGCAGCTTCGCTCCTACGATGAGCGCGACCCGTGGACTGAGCGCGGCCTCCGGGATATGCTCGGCTCGCGGCAGAATGTGGTCGCTTCCGTAGAAGAGGAAAGGCTGCTATCAGAGATTGCTGTTATGGAGCCTAGGCTCGATGGCGAAGGCGAGGACTGGTTCTGGAATTCGCGGGAGGACCTGACGACGATTCGCCAATGGGCGCAGGCTCAGATGGTAAGCCCGTGGGCTCTGCTCGGAGAGGTTATAGCGGACGTTGTAGCTCGCGTACCGCCTACGTTCGTGCTCCCTGATATCATCGTCGGCTACGGCTCGCTGAATATGCTCCTAGCCATTACGGGAAGCTCCGGAGCCGGTAAGGGTGGAGCGGCTAGCGTCGCACGTCTCGCTATATCCATTGATGAGCCGGAAGGCCCGGATGGCAAGCCGTTCAATCCATTCATGGTACCGGAGCGGATTCCGATTGGCTCCGGCGAAGGTCTGGTTAAGAATTACGGCCATAGGGCAGACGGGCAGACGGTCCAGCACGCCTTTACGTCGATTCCCACCGCGTATGAGATTGATACGCTCCAGGCGATTATGGGACGAGGAAGCGAGACGCTGTCTAGCCAGATGCGGCACTTCTATTCAGGGGAGCAGCTTGGCTTCGGCTACTCCGACGTATCCAAGCGGATATTCATCAAGTCATTTATGTACCGTGGCGTATTCATTGGCGGAGTACAGCCGGAGCGCTCTGCTATTATCGTTCACGATAACGGCTCTGGTTTCTCACAGCGGTGGCTGTTCCTGGACGCTACCGACCCATGGGCTCCGGACGTAATTCCGCCAAGACCAGAGCCTATCAAGTGGACTCTTCCTCGCGGGCTCTATGATCTGGATCATGATGCCGGCGTTCCGCTAGAAGTAATGGACGTCTGCGGAATGGCCGTTGATGAGATTCGCGAGGCTCGGAGAGATGGGCGCAAAGGCAAAGGCGATCCATTCCGGAGCCACTTCCTCCATACACAGGAGAAGTTCGCGGCCGGGCTCGCTGTCCTAGCCATGAGGACGGCGCTAACGGAGGAAGACTGGAGGCTGGCCGCTTACGCTATGGAACGGTCGGAAAGCCTCCGGGAGCTATGTCTAGCCGCTCTACGGAAGCAGAAACTAGTCACGGTACGCGAGGAAGGCCGGATGGACGGATACCGGCATATTGCGTCTGAGGATGTTAAGGCAAGGACGGAGAACAAGCGGCTTGAGAACCTGATTCTTAAGCACGTTCCGGATTCCGGCCGTAAGTCGATAGGCAAGATAGCAAACGGTATGCGGCAGCACCCTATTGACGATGTCAAAGCTACGGCTAGGGAGATGGCTAAGGCTGGCATGCTCGTCCGGGAAACGGGCTCGTATAACGGCAGCCCGGTTACGGAATGGTACAGCAAGCCACAGCGCAAAAAGAGGGTAGGAAACCAAGGGTAGTATTACTATCCTGGGTGAGGCTCCCGGAGCCATGCCTATATATATAATGCCTGCTTAAACACGTAAGGTATAAGGCCGGAAGTCGGACAAGGGTAGTAAAACTACCCTTGGATTACTTCCCTGTTTTTACTATCGGAAGGAACGACAATGAAGAAGCCTCCGGACGAGGTTATTGACGCGAAAATAAGGGATACTGAAGAAGATTTCAAACGAGTCGGAATCCCATTCGAGATAACACAGCGGCCTCCGGAATTCTGCGGCTGCGATAAGCCGTATCCGTGTTGCGACTGGTGTCTTCGGTGCCTTCTATGCGGTTGCGAGATATACGGCTATGTCCTCGCGGGAGTATACAGTCTGGGCCAGACACAGGGGCAGGAAGCGCAGACGCATTTACTAGAGTTAACGTCCCAGCATTTAGGGCAGCGGCACCAGCAATGGGTAAGAACCGAGACGGTAACGCACAATCCGTCATGCTTGTGCTCCGCTCGCGGCTTCCGTCGCCTAGGAAGCGGCTCCCATGGGCTTGTAGTGGCCGTAGGCATGTTATCTTCCTCCTAGCGGTAGCTTACGCCTTCGCGTGTGGTGGAGGCCGCAGGCTGCGTTGTCGCGGCCTACGGCCTCCGGTCGGTTAGGCTAGCCGCCGCAGCGCCAGTCGCCTAGGTTGATATCGAGGTCGCCGGAAACGTCCCTGACGTCGAAATAGGCGAATTGCTGACCTTCCCATCCGGGAACGTATACCTGAACGTCTCCGTCCGGCGCGAATTCGGCTAGTGCGGTGAGAAGCTCCGGGATGCGGATTGTCGGGCCGGTCGGGCTCGCCTCGATGATCGTGTCTTCGGGAGTTACGCCCATGAGGAAGGTAACTTTGCCTACCGCCCATGAACCGGCTTCCTCGCCGTCCGTTCCCGGATTGACGATCCACACGATGCCATCTTCGGTTCCGGTCGTGCGGATGGCCTCGATGAACTCTCGATTCTTCATACTCGCCTCTCTAGAGTTTTGGTAGGAGGCCCGGAGCCTTCCGCATCTAGTCGCAGTCGGCTCCGGGCCTAGGTCCGGCCGTCCGGGGTATCTCCGCCACCCTGGGGCTTCTATCGGCGGCACTTACGCGGAACGGTCAACCCGGCCTAGCTCGCGCTCTACCGGCATCTAGCCGAACCTAACGGCTAGAGCGTTCCCGGTCCCGCACGTCCGGACCTAGGTCAAGTATAGCGCAGTTTGCTCTGGTGCGGAACCTCTTGCACGAACGAGTTTCTACGGGGCAGTTACTCTGCGCATTGGACAGGTTACGAATGGACCACTGGGTCTATACTCGTCCGGAAAGGCGAACCTACGGCCGGGAGCTTCTATGAGCGGGTCCTCGTGGCGGACGGAGCCTCTGCCTCCGGGCTGGGGTGCTACGTGCGATGCCATCCTAGCGCGCGACCCGGTGTGCCGGTGGGGAACGGTTCCTGGTATCGAGCCGCGCGAGGACGGGCTATGTATAGCCGACTCGTCTGAGGTTGATCATATCGGCCAGGCCTGGGATCATCGGCCGGAAGTCCTACGGGGCATATGCCACGTCCATCATGTAGCGCGCTCTACTGCGCAAGGCAGGGCTGCTAAGAAGGCAAAGAGGGATCGGCGGCTGCGTCCTACTCCGGATCATCCTGGCTATGCGAAAGAGGTCCCGTGATCGGTTAGGTACTCCGGCAGGAATTAGTTATCAGAAAGAAGGCCCGTATGAAAACTGTACTCCCCTTGATTGGGTACGCAATCCTTATCGGTGCGCTATGCCTCCCTATGCTAGGGATTCCTAAGCGCTGGTGGAGTAAGGCTCGCTAGTGAAAGGAAGGCTCCCATTGAATAGGAAGGTCTGCCTGTGATGAAGGTACTCCCAATAGCCAAGGGACTTCCTGCCCCAGGGGAGTACCTTGCCATTGTGCGTGGGCTAATGCGCCAGTCCGGGACCTCCCGTGCCGGGTCCTCCGTGCGGGTCCTCCCGTGGGGGACCTCCGGGGTGGGGGAGGACCCCCAGCCGGATGCAGGCTCCCGACCTAGACGCATACGCCAACTGGGTGTGCGAGCTGTTGCCAGTGCTTTCGCTGCAGCCTTTCTCGTGATCCTTTCATTCGTCATTCCCGGCCCGGCAAATGCCTCTCAATGGGCTTTCTGTGGGTCCGGGAGCGAATCGACGTGGCAGCCCGGCTTTGGTCGCTGGTTTATCCAGAATGACGCCTGGAGTGGCGGCCATGGTCCTCAGAAGATATGCGCCCACTCTTATCACTCGTGGACTGCGTGGTCTAATCAGCGCGGCACAGCCGTCGAGACGTTCCCGGACTCCCAGCGCGTCTATGGGCCGGCCACGAATCGGAAGCAGGATCCATACTCCAGCTTCCGGAGGATCGTGAGCCACTTCGCTGTGACGATGCCAAAGGGCAGAGGACTAAGCGCGGAGGCCGCTTACGACGTATGGTGGGGGAATGGCTGGGATACCAAGCTCGAATTGATGATCTGGGTCAACACCGTGAACCGGAGCCTCGACGGAAGCCGGTTCCTTGGCCGGGCTCGCATCTACGGCCAGACCTTCGGCGTGTACGAATATCCAGGCGGCAAGAATGACCCTCCGGAATTCGTATTTAAGCTCAACCATAACGAGTCAAAGGGAACGGTCCATATCCTCAGCGCCGCTCGCTGGCTCGTCCATCGCCACTACATGAGCCCGCACCTTGGGCTTACCGCGATTCCCTTTGGCTTTGAGATAGCCGGGACTGGCGGCCGGACGCTACCATTCACGCTCCGGAACCTCTCGATTATCACTAAGGGAGGGACCGGCTAATGCCATGGTGGGCCATGCTGCTAATAGCACTCGCTAGCCTCGTGCTCGGAGGCTTCCTCGCGTTCTGTGGGACTCTGCTCTATATCGGGAAAGGATTCTGGCAGTGAGGCGATTTACTCTGATCGAGATATTCGTCATGATCTCCACCGGCTGCTTTATCGTGATAACGATAGCAGTGGGACATATCGCTGGGTGGTGGTAATGCCGCGTAAGCCAGGGAATCCGGAGCCGGACGATCCAGTCATTGTCGTCGTCAATCGAGGCCAGTCGAGAAAGCCTCCGGTCATTCCTACCGCGAGCGAGCGCTGGTGCCCGCAGGCCCAGAGCTGGTATCGCTCGCTCGCGCTTTCCGGGCAGGCCGCCTTCTATGAAGCCAGCGACTGGGCCACTGCTATCTGTGCGGCCGAAGCCTATGATATCTTCTTCAAGACGCACAACGCCTCAACCCTTGGCTCATTCGTCCGGCTTAGTGAACGACTAGGCGCGACGATTACCGACCGCAAGCGCTCCCGGATTGATCTTGAGGCTCCGGAGCCCGCAGACGCGGACGAGGAAGCCGCAGACAAGGCCGTTATCGACTGGCACCATAGGCTGGGAGTGGTCCGTGAGTTACAATCCGGCGAAGCAGACCCGGCAGGCCGGAGGCAAGTTCGGCGCTGGCTCCGGAGCCCCAGCCGCTCCGGCTACCGTAGTCGGCTACGTTCCCATTCCGGAGTCCATGATCCAGGCGGCTCAGGCTCAGATCGCAGCGGCGCGAGCGAAGGCCCTAGCGAATACCCGGCTCACTCCGGCTCAGCGCCAGGCCGCCCACGTACAGACTCTAGCGCGCTCTATAATGGCCCAGAGGAAGCGCGCGGCTCTGGCTAAGGCCCGGACGGCTAGCCTGAAAGCGAAGTCGGCTCAGGCCGCTCAGGCCCGTGTCGTCTCCGGCCACACGCGAGCGGTCGCGCTTGGTACTGCGGCCGGGACGAGGACTCCGGCCCGTGGAGCACCCGCTCCGGCGACGGCATCCGGCAAATCGGCTACAACGAGCAAGGCCGTCCTCGCGCGGCTCCGGCAATACCAGACAGGGAGATAGGAATGACAGAAGGACCAGAAGGCCCGCAGGGACCTCCCGGACCACAGGGACCTCCGGGAGCTACCGGCGCGACCGGACCTCAGGGGCCAGCCGGTTCCACGGGACCAGCAGGGCCAAAAGGCGACAAAGGCGACAAAGGCGATACCGGCTCTGCCGGTGAGGGAGGAAGTGGAGACGGAATGGTATCCAACAGCCAGGGCTGGTATCTCACGTGGGAGAATGGCTCTCCGGAGCTTATCATCGCCTTCGGAGATGACGGCTCCGGCGTGCTCGTCCCGCTCGTCCTTGGGGACGACAAGAAGTCCATCATACCGGCTGGGGACAAAGGCGAGTACACACTGGCCCATCCCCACCAGTTCACGCGAAGCTCCTAGGAGGACCGGACAATGGGCCAGAAGAGTTTCACCGCGTCGGCTACCGGAGCCGTAGCCGGACCCGTCGATGCGGGCTCCGGGAATACCCACCGGAATTTCACGATGAAGGTGATTAGCTCCGCTCCGGACTGTACCGTGGCGCTGGAGACGAGCGCAGACGGCACGACCTGGGCGGAACAGGACCGCGTGAGCGGGCCCAACTGGGCTTCGGCCTCTTATCACCACGCGCGGCGCGAGGTCCGCGCCAATGTGATCTTCCTTGGGACGGGTGCGCCGCCTCTCGGAATAGTCATCTGCTATAGCTAGGGGAATCCAATGGCTACCGGCCTCGCGCATGACGTATCCGGAGAGCTTCGCGACCCACACTCCGGGAAATGGTCCAAAGGCGGGCAGGTCCTCCATCGTCTTGTGGACGAGGCGAAGGCCGGAGGCCATGAGAGGACCCTAGCCCAGGTCCAGTCGGTTAAGCCCGGAGCCGGGAAGCAAGTCAACGGCCACTGGGTAGACCGGCCGGCCACGGAAGGCGGCAAATTCCGGGTCAAGCTGAAGAAGCCGGGAGAGCGTGGCCGGGATACCCGGACCTATGCCAGCGCGGAGGACGCGGCCCACGCTCTCCACACGGGTAGCCATACCTCTCCCGCAACGGAGGCAGCCGCTCGCGGCGTAGCGGGCTCGCGGCCGGGTAAGGCTCCCGCCGCACCGGAGAAACCAAATGCGGGCCTCCGGGAGGTACGCGCCGGAGAGCTGAAGCCGGGCATGACGGTAAGCTCCGGCCACTGGCAGGCTCCGTCCGGCCCGCACGAGATAACCAAGCTGGAGAAGTCGGGAGCCGGGAGCCGTTCTGGTGGCGTCCGGTATAGCCAAGGGATATACCACACGGCCTCGACTATCGTCCATCACAAGGACGGCAAATACGAGGTCTCAAACAATACCAAGTTCAAGGTCCACGGCGAGGCTCCGGCCGGGCCACAGCAGACGCGGAGGATTGAGGTCCAGTCCGGAACGGCGAATGTCCGGAATATCAACATCCCTCAGTCCGGCAAGAAAGAGCCAGGGATCAAGGCTCCGGTTCGCGGGCTCCCAATGGGATACTCCGCGCATTACGCTCCGGCCGACGACCCTGGGCTGAAAGGTGATAAGGGCAAGCCTAACATTGAGATATGGAGCGCAAAGGAAGGCCATATAGCAACGCTCCGGTATCGCGACTACCTGAGCCAGAAGCGCGGCCGGACTGGCAATATCTCCGTTGGCTCTTACCGGACGGTCGGCTACACCTATGATCTGAAGCATCCGGAGGTAGTGGCAGCCCACAAGGAATCCTACCGGAAGGCCATTCACGGAGGCGGGTACGGAGGCCGGCCAAAGCCCGGCTCTGACCTTGAAGCGCCGCAGGGCCGGGCAGCGGCCGACGCTATCAAGGACCACGAGGAAAGGCTTGCTAAGGCTCGTGGGACGATAACTCAGGATCAGCGGGCATTGCTCGCTAAGATTCAGGCCCGTGAGAAGGCTCGTGTGGAAGTCGAGAACAAAGGACGAGGCGGCGTAACTATTCATTCCGGGCCTATGGGTGGAGTCCCGGAGAGCCCGGCTGCGACCGGAGAGACTACCCGGTACAATGGAGCGCTTATTACGTCGATGTCAGACAGGCAGCTTCAGAATGCCGCTAAGAAGCCCGGCAGCCCGCAAGCGATAAAGGATGAGATAGCAAGAAGATACCGGCAGGCGAAGCTCAAAGAGATAGGGCACGTCCGTGGCTAATCTTCTTCACGACGTATCGAGAGAGCTTCGCGACCGCAGCGGTAAATGGACCAAAGGCGGCGCAGCCCTAGAACGAATGTCCCACGAGGCGGCCGGAGAGCAGACTCATGAGGGAGTCCTCGCTAAGGTCCGGTCTATTCCCGAAGGCAAAGGCAAGACCGTTAACGGCCATTGGGTAGACCGTCCGGCTGAGGAAGGCCACAAGTACCGGGTAAAGCTCAAGACCTCCGATAAGGGCAAGCGCGATACCCGGACCTACGACACGCCGGAGGAAGCCGCAGCGGCTCTCCATTCCGGGAGCCATAGCGGTGCGGCTCCGTCGCCTCCAGCTCCGTCGCCTCCGAAGGCTCCGGCTCCGTCGCCTCCGTCCACAATGAATTTCTCGGAGATAACAGACCGGCTCCGGGATATCGGGCAAGGGCAGAGGATTGGGATCAATGGCGTTGGCGTTACCGGAGTGGGTAACGGAAGGTATGAGGTTCAGATCGGCCGGACCAAGATGGTCTATGGCTCCGAGAATTCGGCCGCGCTCGCGATCCAGGATAAGAAGCATCACATTGGCGGCGTAAAGCCGGACGTACTCCGGAAGACCATTCAGCCCGGAGGCGTGGCCCATCCGAAAGAGCTTCTTGTCAGGGTTCAGGATAATGCTGAGAACAAGAAGAGGATGAGGCAGAAGGTTCTTCACGCCTCGACTATTCAGGCCCGGCATACTCCGGATATGGTATCCAAGACGGAAGTCACCGTTACAAAGGCTCCTCATGGCCGGCGAGGCCGTGCGCTCGCTTCCCATACCGGCTCCGGGAATACGCTCCACATAAAGCCGGATGTGCTGATTGGGAATAACACGCAGGCCGTCCTAGAGCATTCCGTGAATTCGGGTTGGTGGCCTAAGACAGACCCGGAACACGACCTCGCGACTAACGTCATGATCCACGAATACGGCCATGGCGTTCACGGCATGATAATGAAGCACGGGATTATCTCGACTAGCCGGCACCAGCCGAATACCGATGACCCGAAGGAACAGGAATTCTGGCGCGGCTTCGCGGACGCTATCAACCACGAGGCCGGAGGATATACCAACGCGGTAACCCAGCCGAAGACTTCCGACGCAATGGTAACGAGGCCGGTTCCGGGATGGAGTGACCCATCGCTTCCATCTACGGAGACGCGGTTTGTTCCTCGCATGAATGTCGGTGCGTGGATTAGCCGGAATAAGTCTGCTATAAGCCAGTACGTTTCGAGGTACGGCTCAAGTAATCAGAATGAGATGTTCGCGGAGCTATGGACGGAATACGTGCTATCGTCTAAGCCGCGCGCTCCGGCTAAGTACTTTGGGGATTACGTAACCGATCACCTAGGAGGACAGGGATGACAAGGGAACTGCCGCCAGACTCGCCGCCATTGGATACTGGCGAGCCTTATCATCCGGGAGATATCATCTCGGACAGCTATGTGCCGGACCTAGAGGACCCGGCCGAAGTGATCCAGGGAAAGGTCGGCCGGATAGCTCGCGAGCGGAAGGCGAAGAGTGCCAGCACTCCTAGCACCAAGGGATAGGCTCGTCACGCTGCCGGAAGGTGTTCCCAGCCTAACGCTAGGCTGGGAAGCCATTCATTGGGCTTCCAAATACCTCCGGCAGCCTGACGGGCCGAATGCGGGAGAGCGCTGGGAATTCATAGAGTCCCAGGTGCGCTTTATCCTGTGGTGGTATGCGCTTGACCCGGACGAGCGGCTTATCAATCTTAACTACGCTCGCTGGGTCTATTACCACGGAGTCCGGAGGTGGCCGAAAGGCGCAGGCAAATCTCCGTTCGCGGCCGTGCTATCAATGATTGAATTGCTAGCTCCGGTTCGGCTGGACCATTACGACCCTAATGTGATAGGCGGCTGCGTCGGTAAGAAAGTATCAATGCCATTGGTCCAGATTGGCGCGACTAGCCACGATCAGGCCAATATCAATACCATGCGAATGGTCCGCGCTCTTCTGCCGAAAAACTCGAGGATTTTGAAGGATTACGACGTTGAGGCCGGGAAGACTATTTTCCACGTTCCTGGCGGCGGGCAGCTAATGGTAATTACGTCGAGTCCGACAACGGAGGAAGGCGCGCTTGTTACCTTTGCTATTCTCGACCAGACGGAATCATTCTATCCGAGCAATGGCGGAGTAGCGCTTGCGGACGTTATGGACCGTAACGTCGGTAAGTCCGGCAACCGAATCCTTGAGACGAGCAATGCGTGGGAGCCCGGAAAGGAATCCGTAGCCGAGAGTACATTTGATGCGTGGGTGGCTCAGGAGGAAGGACGGCTGAAAGGCAAAGGCCGTATCCTCTATGATGCTAGGCTCGCGCCTCCTAACATTGACTGGGATGACGTCGGCTCTATCCGGAAGGCCGTGGAATTCGCTTACGGCGACTGCTACTGGGCCAACCCGGAGGACATTGTTGAGAACCGGATTCTGAGCCCGCGTACCAAGCTGGACGTATCCAAGCGCTTTTACCTGAACTGGCCGGAGAGCCCGGAGGATGCCTGGACGACTCAGCAGCTATGGGCCAGGCTCGCTGACCCCAATTTCTATATCGAGGACGGCGACGATATAGCAATGGCATTCGACGGAAGCCGTGTCGAGGACGCGACTGCTCTTGTCGGCTGCCATATAGCGAGCGGCTTTACCTTCAGCCTTGGGATATGGGAACCGCGCGGCTCTCGCTATATCCCAGCGGACGAGGTACACGCGGCGATATCGGCGGCCAAGGAAAGGTTCAACGTATGCGCCTTCTTTGCGGACGTAAAGGAATGGGAGCAGTCGACCAAGATTACCTGGCGTGAATGGTTTGAGGAAACGCTGGACGTGTGGGCCGTTCCCGGAGGACGCGACCCCCAGCCAGTCGCCTGGGATATGCGGTCTCACGTCGCGGAGTTTACCCAGGCGTGCGAAATGGTACTGGGCGAGATAGAGGCAGAGCCCGGAGGATTTAAGCATGATGGCGATTCGGTAATGGGCCGGCACGTAGTTAATGCCCGTCGCCGTCCGAATCGCTATGGGATATCAATAGGCAAGGAATCGCCCAAGAGCCACAATAAGATTGACGCCTGCGTGGCGATGATAACGGCTAGGCATGCTCGCCGTCTCGTCCTCGCGTCCAAGAAGTACAAAGAGCGGAAAGAGGCAGCGGTGAAGAAGTCCGGCCGGAAGGTATGGAGCTACTCATGATAATCGACCCGGATGAGCTAGTCCAGCTAACGACTCAGGCGATGCTGGAGCGCGAGCGGGAGCAGCGACGGCTCCAGCGTATTGGCGACTACGTGAAAGGAAAGCAGGACCCGCCATATACGCCCAAGGGAGTTAATGCGGAATACCGCTGGATAGCCAGGAAGGCCCGGAGGAATTTCCTCAAGCTTATCATCTCGGTTATCTCACAGAACCTCCATGTGGACGGATACCGGCCGACCGGCTCAACGGCTAATCAGGCTCTCCTGCCGCAGACTCCGGAGCCGGAGTGGGATGCGTTCCGGGCTAACCGGATGATATCCCGGCAGCACGGAGTCCATAGGTCGGTCATCAAGTACGGCTCCGCGTACAACGTCGTGCTTCCGGGCCAGATGGCGACGGACGAGGAACGCCAGGGTGATAGCGTTCCGGTTATCCGGCCGGTTAGCCCACGACGGCTCACGGCCTTCTACGCGGATGACGTCGATGACGAATGGCCGCAGTTCGCCGTCGAGGTCCGCATGATAAACCTTCCTCGCGGGAGGTCCCGCATTTACGTCTCGGTTTATGACGAGATGATGCGGTATATCCTCTCAGGCCAGGTGGGCGGGAGCGGCCGGACCTCGAATCTGAATCTGGAGCTAGCGGACCCGGCCGACCCAATGCTAATGGGCCAGAGCCCGATAGCGGAACACGGTCTCGGAGTATGTCCCATCGTCCGGTTCCTCTATGAGGCCGACCTAGACGGTGAGGATGACTGTAGCGGTGAAATCGAGCCGCTAATGCCGCTTCAGGACCAGATTAATTTTGATACGTTCAACCTCATGATATCGGAGCAGTTCGCCGCCTTCCGACAGCGGTGGGTTACCGGGATGAGCCCGGTGGACGAGGAAGGCCGCGAGGCTCAGCCATTCCGTCCGGGAGTAGACCGGATGTTTTCGGCAGAGGACCCTGGGACCAAGTTCGGAGACTTCTCTGAGACCGCGCTCGCGCCATACTCCGGAGTCCGTGAGGACGGTATCCGGCATATGTCAACTATCTCTCAGGTCCCTCCGTATCACCTTCTAGGCCAGATAGCGAACCTATCGGCCGAAGCGCTAGCCGCTGCGCGGGATGGCCTAGACCGGAAAGTTGAAGAGCTACAGGCACTCCTAATGGACCCGTGGCGGAATACGTTCCGGCTCTCGGCTCTCGCATCCGGAGACAAGAAGGGATGGAATGATCTCTTCGGGACGGTCCTGTGGCGCGATACTTCGGCTCGTGCTTTTGGCGCGACTATCGACGGGCTAACCAAGGCCGCTCAGATGCTTGGCGTTCCGGAAGAGGAACTGTGGGCGAGGATTCCGGGAGTCACGGCCGACGATGTGGCGGCGTGGCGGCTCGCGAAGCAGCGCGAGGAAGCGCAGGCACTCGTCCAGCAGGCCATAGCCGCAACCGTAAACCCACCTCCGGTCCCTCCGGGAGTCGCGGCGGCTAACGGGCAGCCTCCGGCTCCCGCTCCCGCTCAGGCCAACGGAGCCGTTCCGGTCCCGGCTGATACGAGTACGCCATGAGTACGCCTGGGCTCCCGGTATCGCGAGCGGCCGGGTCAGCGGCTCTGCTGAATCGGTACCGGAGCAATCAGGCTCTCATTGCTACGCGGGTCGCGCTCGCTATCGTGAACCTATGGGACCGCGTAATCAATCCGGCGAAGTTCGCGGAGTCGTGGGACGGGCTCTCGCCGCTCGTCCAGGGAATGATCGAGCAGCATTACAACATGTCGGCTGCGGAGGCGGCTCAGTACTATGGGAGTAGCCGGGTAATGGCCGGGTATCCGGCCGTCCCGGTTCCGGGAGTCTCGCTCCGTCCGGGATATCTCCAGACTGTGGTCCAGTCAATGGGAGCCGGCCAGTTCTTCCATTACCTCAAAGAGGCCGACGCTCCGGAGGCTTCTACGATGGCGCGAGATGGGCTCAGGGGAGCGGCTACCCGGATGACTCTTCTTGGCGGCCGGGATACCATAACCCAGGCTGCCGTCAATGACCCGGTAGCTTCCGGCTGGGAGCGGGTAATCACTCCGGGAGCGTGTGGCTTCTGCTCGATGCTCGCGGGACGAGGCGGAGTCTATTCAGAGAAGTCGGTTCATTTCCGGGCACACGATCATTGCCATTGTGTAGCACGGGTAGTCTTCCACGGGCAGAAGTCAGTCAATACGGGCCTCTCGGATAAATGGGGAGAGGTCACAAAGGGATATCGTGGAGCGGCCGCACGGGCCGAATGGGATAAGTACTGGAGTAGTCATGGCGAACCTGAAGGAACGGCAGTCACTACAAAAGCGGGGACAGGCCCTGCCTCCGTCGCAGCAGAATCAGTCGGACGCGCCGCGCTTCCCAATCAAGCAGCGAACGGGTAAGGACTCCCTTGCGTCAGCTATCGCGTCGGTTGGCCGGGCTAGGCCGAACACGCCGGAAGAGCACAACCGTATCCGGGCCTATATCAAGCGGGTAGCGGCCAAGCGAGGATGGTCTGCGGACATCCCCAGTTCCTGGAAGAGCGGAGGCGGCTCATAGTGAGTTCGGAGCTTCTGGAGATATTCCGGTATAGCCACGACGTTGGATTTGGAGAGGCTGCCCGTGGAGAGGCTCTAGACGATGATATGGCAGAGCTGGATATGCCTCCCGGTACCGACGTACAGGTCATAGCTCATGACGATGAGTCCGGCTGGCCTCTCGTCCAGTGGGCTGACAAGACTGGTAATACCCGGATTACCACTATTGACCCGGACGTATTTGACCGCGACTTCATTAAGGTGGAAGAGTGATATCACAGGGCCAGCTTTTCCAGTACGCGCAGAACCAGGCTCTTGCGGCTGTGTTCCTCAAGGCGCAGAGCCCGGCTCCGGCGAATACCTACCTTGGCCTTTCCATGACGGCGATCGGCGCGCTTGACGAGCATGAAGTCTCAATGGCCGGAGTTACCATTAACGAGTACCCTTCCGGCTCTGGCTATGCGCGCCAGCTATACAACCCGACTAGCCCCACGAATGCCTCGCCGTCTCAGGTCTGGAATACCAACGTGATAACATGGGGTCCTTTCACGTCCGGGCCTGGGACGTGCTTCTGGGCTCTGTGCTGTGATGCGGTAACCGGGCCTTCCGCTCATACCATTGCCGCATTCCTCCTAGGTACGTCGAGGACCCCAGCGGCCGGAGACTCAATAACAGGCGCAGCCGGAACGGGAGTTGCTGGTGTCGGATTCATCTTCCAGATATAGCCTCCGGGTAGGACCCGCCATACCAGACCTCGTAATTCCACGCGGCCATCCGTGCGCAGCGTGGATCGGGCCTGAGGCGACGTGCGGCGCGACTCCGGCGAGTCTCTACCATCGGGCCTGTGGCGTGCTCAGCCATGGGGCGGATATCTGGCTCTGCCCGGTACATGCCGGCCTCGCGGGCTCCGGTATGGCTACCTGTAGGCTGTGCGCGGAGCGCGGAGGCCGCGTCCGGGCTCGCATCATCCGCATCGCGACGGAGCCCGTACGGCTGCCCCGGAGGTACCCGTGAACAGCGCTACGATGGCCGGGAGCGGCCGGGAGGGTACCTCCGGGCCTCCTAGGGCCTCGGAACACCGGAGAAACCACCTCGGAGCCCGCAACGGCCGGTTCCGTCGAGTTAGGGAGGACCGATGGTAGCGGGACGCGAGGCGACCCCCAAGGACGCAGCCAGTACGGAGCGTCTCAAGCACTACTGGACAGAGGGAGCCGGAGCCGCCAAGATTGACTGGGGCGTTCCGGGAGACTTCGACAGGTGTGTTGTTCAGCTTGGGAAATACGTCGGGCCGGCCATCGTAAAGGGACTCTGCGCCAATCTCCATAAGCGCGCGACCGGAGGATGGCCGGGACACGCGCCCGGAGTGGAAGAGGCGACGGCTAAGGCCAAGAAGGCTGGGCACTTAGGCTGAGCTTCCCTTTACGATCTTTACGGGCTAGAATCCCGCGTATCTGCGCAGGGAGAGGCTAAGATGAGCGAGGAAGCGCCGGAATCGACTGGACCCGAAACGGGGCAGGAAGATCAGGGAGCTGGGGCCGGAACGGACCCGGAAGGCCAAGCGCCGGAAGGCACAGGCGAGGAAGAGCAGACTCCGGAGCAGCTTGCGGCTGAACTCCGTGACTGGAAGGCTCGCGCTCGCCAGTGGGAGAATCGCTCAAAGGGCAACTCCGACGCGGCTAGGGAGCTAGCCGAAATCAAGAAGGCACAGATGACTGAGTCCGAACGGACTCAGGAGGAACTGGCCGAAGCCAGGAGGGAACGGGACGAGGCTCGCGCCGACCATTCCCGCGTGATGGCTGCGGCCGCGCACGACCTTCCAATCGAGATGATTGATGACCTCGGTACCGGAACGGACGAGGAAATCAGCGAGCGAGCGGAACGGTGGGCCGGGCTTATCGAAACGAGAGCCCAGGAAATAGCCCAGGTCCTTGTAAAGGACATGCTTGAGAACGGCCAGGGCCGGAACGGCTCGCCCATGGGCGCACGCCCAGTTGAGTCTCTGAGAGCCGGGTCCGCTCCGTCGAATGGCAGCGCTTCTACTGACCCGAATGCGTGGTTCCGGACTCTCGTCCAGGGTAGAAACGAATAAGCCGCGAGCGTGTTAAGCCGCGCTTGCGCGGAAAGGTCCGGCACACATGGCCGTATACAACCAGGGAGTCGTACGGACGCAGGGTGGGCCTGACCCGCTAGTCCCGCAGCCTCTCGCATCCGACATCATCCAGGAGGCTCCGCGAGCTTCGGCCGCGCTTTCCCTGATGGCGTCAACTCCGCTCTCGTCCAAGACCCAGCGCATGCCGGTTCTTGACGTCCTTCCCGTCGCCTACTGGGTTGGCGGCGATACCGGAATGAAGCAGACCACGCAGCAGCAGTGGAAGAATGTCGTGCTCGTGGTCGAGGAACTGGCCTGTATCGTTCCCATTCCGGAAGCGTACCTTGACGATGCGGACGTTCCGCTCTGGGATCAGGTCAAGCCGCGTATTACGGAGGCCGTGGGCGCGCTCATCGACTCCGCTGTGCTCTGGGGCATCAACAAGCCGAACACATGGGGCGAATCCGTATTCGTCGGCGCAACCAAGTCCGGCCATTCCGTCATCGAGGGAACCGGCGTGGACCTGGGCCAGGACGTGGCCGCGCTCGGACAGGAGATGGCGCTTACCGGCTATACCGTGAATGGCTTTGCGGCCATGCCCGGTATGAACTGGAAGCTCACCGGAATCCGTTCCGCGCAGGGCCTCCCGATTTACCAGTCCGACATGCAATCGGGTCCGGGTGGGACGCTCTACGGCTACCGGATGTCAGAGGTCAACAACGGCTCGTGGGTCATGCCGACTCCCGGCGCGATCATGCTCGCCGGAGACTTCACCAAGTCGATGATCGGAATCCGCTCCGACATCTCGTTCAAGATGTTCTCGGAAGGCGTCATCTCCGACGATACCGGGAAGGTCATCCTGAACCTGATGCAGCAGGACTCCGTGGCGATGCGGATGACGATGCGCCTCGCCTACGCGACCGTCAACCCGGTCACGATCATGCAGCCCGGAGCGGCGATCACCGCTCGCTGGCCGTTCGGCGCGGTGCTCGGAGTCGGGACCACGCCGCCCACGACCGGAGCTATCGACGTCAAGCAGGGCTATCCGGCGACCGGCCCGCAGGACGTACTCCTGGAGAGCGGCGAAGGCCAGGAGCAGCTCATGTCCCGCTCCGAGTGGGAGCGGGTCGCGCTGGAAGAGCGAGAGGCCGCTGAGGAAGAGCGTCAGGCCGTCGCTGCCGGCCCGGACTCCGGCGAGGAAGACACCGGCGAGTCCGGCTCCGCTAGCTCGCGGCGTTCCCGCAAGTAGGAGGTGGACCAGGATGACGACTGGCTCGCTGCCTAGCCTCGCCACTCCGGAGGATATCGAGGCGAGGCTAGGCCGCAGCCTAACGCCATCCGAAGAGACGCGCACAACCGCTCTACTCGCGGACGGCTCCGCGATTATCCGGCGATACTGCCGCGAGGACTTTATCTGGTATGATGCGGACGTTATCAAGATAGTTGGAGACGGGAATCTCATCAAGCTCCCGTGGCGCCCGGTCGCGTCCGTTGATGAAGTCCTCGCGCTTAGCGGTACCGCTGGCATTCCGGATATCCCGGTCACGTGGTTTCACTTTGACGATGTCGATGAGATCACGGTCATGAATCCGGGAGCTTCCGGGATTATCAATCTTCCAGAGGAATGGTATGAGGAGACGTTCTGGTGGGGCGGGACATTCCAGGTAACCGGAGCGCATGGCTATCAGGATACTCCGGCCGACGTTATGGCCGTCCTCTGTACCGCAATCATATCGGAGCTAGCGACTCCAACTCAGTCCGCGACTCTAGCGAGCGAGTCCATCGGAGCCTATTCCTATTCCATGCGGAGGACTTCGGGAGCTGGGCTATCGGCCGCGCTAGCCGATGCCGGGATGAAGACCACGCTCGCGGATTACCGTCAGACTACCGGAACCATCAAGGTCCAACTATAGGAGCGAAATGCCAATCAGCTGTGCTATCAATGCCGACGATACGGCTCCGGCTCACGGCCAGATCGTAACGTTCACCTATTCGGTTGACGGGAATGATCCCGTTCCTCCGTCCGGCGCGACCGTTAGCGGAGCGGCCGTGATCGGCGGGACGAGGTACGACGTCAGCACGACCATGACCCTTCCGGGTACTCCGGCCGGTTCGGAGCAATTCGAGGTCCCGACTTCGGACGAGGACACGCTCACGTTCACCGGAACGTCGGACCCGGCCGTATTCACCTGTACCATTCCGTGACTGTTGTCGTTACCGGAGCCGTCGTGATCGGCGGCCAGAGGTATCCGGTTCAGGTAGAGATTGAGCTACCTGAGCCACCGCCTGCACGGACTCGCCGGAGGAAGTAATGCCTTCTTTCCCGTACGGAGTAACGGTCACGATTGTTAGCCGTGCCGTCTCCGGAACGGACGAGTACGGCAATGACACATATTCGGAGACGACTGAGGATATCCCGCTGTGCTCGGTTCAGCCAGCGGGAACGAGTGAGACTACTCAGTTCACCGATCAGCTTAGCTCCGAGATTGTTGTTTACTTCCCGTACGGGACTGACGTTGAGTACATAGATGCGCTCCGGCTTCCGGACGGGACCGAATACGAGGTTCAGGGAAAGCCGAACGTATGGGCTTCTCCATTCTCCGGCAATACGGCTCCGGTAGAAGTCCGGGCCACTAAGGTGACGGGAGTCTCGGTATGACGGCGACGTATACCCCGGACCACGCGGGGATTGGCCGGATGCTCCGGGCCGACTTTATGGTGGCGGAGATGGTCCGGCGCGCGGAGGGAATCCGGGCTCGCGCCGAAGCTATCGCTCCGACCGGCTCTAGGGCTGAGGGAGACGAGGAACCGGGACGTTACCGGGCTAGCTTCCGGATACGCTCCAGCGACCACGGAGGCGCCACTAGGGACCGTGCGGAAGCTATCGTGTACAACGATGCCCCGTCCGCGTTCTGGGTTGAATTCGGCCACTACGGACGTGAGCCTTACCGGGTCCTAGCGCGAGCGGCCTTTGAGGTGACGCCGTGATACCTCAGGTTGCGCCGGTTCTACCGGACGCGGAGAGTGCGATGCTTTATGCGCTCGTCCCGATGGAGCCCGATATCCGTTTTGTGACGATTATGCCAGCAGGCGACCTAACCGGAATCGTCGCACGCCTTCACCGCATATCCGGGGCACCCCGGAATATCCACGTTGACCGGCCGATCATTGATGTTGACGTATATGGACCGAAGTCCGAAATGGGTAACGTCTCTGCTGCGGCGCGAGACATCCAGGCAGATATCCATTCCCTTATGGGTATCAAGGTTACGAATGGAGTTATTCAGCACGCGAATACCATAGCCGGACCTAGACCACTCCCGGAGGCTAACACCGATGTAGTCCGCTATTCCGCCACCTATGAAATCCTGATTCACCCGTAGGAGAGAAAGTGACAACTCCCGTAGTCCCGCAGAAAGACAATGAACTCCTATACGCCGCAGGAGACGTCATCGTCTGGGTCGGTCCTCCGAACACCGGAGCCCCAGTCGCATTCGAGGACGTAACGACCATCGACGGATATGCCTGTGCCGGCTGGGTCGACACGTCCGGCTATATCTTCAAGCTGGACGAGACGATCAAGGACATTCCGGCCGCTGGCGTCCTTACGCCTATCCGGTCTATCCTGACCGGCGGCTCCAAGACCGTTCAGGCGACCCTGCTGGAAGGTCTCAACCCCATCGCTCGCTCGCTCTACGATGACGTGCCGATCTTCCCGCTGGCGTCCTCGCCGCTCAAGCCGGCCACCGGCAATACCGTGGGGTACGTTATCCCGGACCCGCCAGACGACAACCGCTATTCGGTGATCTGGGACTCCATCGACGGCGATAAGGCGATGCGCCTTTACGCGCCATTCACCAAGGTGACGGCTCGCGGAAACGACCAGGTCCAGCAGGCCGACGTGACCTCCCTCGACATTACCTGGACCATGTATCCGGGAATTATCGATGACGGGACCACCCAGGTGGCCGGAGTCGGTAAGCGCTATATCAATTACGGCAAGAGCGTTGCCGACTACTTCGCCACGTCGATATGAGCGTGGACCCAATCCGTCCGGACGAGGACCCGGAGCTGGAAGAGGTTGACGTTGACCTTGACCTTATCTCCGATACCCTCCAGCGGGAAGTTGTCGGTGACCCGCTTACCGTCCGGATAGACGGAACCGTCATTCACATTCTCCACGCCGGAGCCTGGCCGTCCTCCGCTATGCGCGCCGCGACTTCCGGCGACTGGGAGACGTGGGCTCGCTCCGTCATCGAGGACGATGAGGAATACGAGACATGGCTGGACGCGGACCTCAAGAATTACCAGATTGAGGCCGTGTTCAACGAGTCCGGCCGGCAGGCGAGAATGTCGATGGGAAAATCCAGAAGGCCGTCTGGCTCACGGAAACGTTCCCGGAAGAGGTAGAGGCAGACCTCCAGCGCTATTACGGACTGGCCTTTGCGGACTTGTTCCGTCGAGGCTCCGGCCTAACGTGGCGGAAGCTGCTCGTGCTAATAGATCAGCTCCCGGTGGAGGCTTCGCTCAATACGGCTATCCGGAATAGTATGCCAGAGGACCGGATACTGGAGAATTCCGGCGACCCGGTAAAGGCCCGGTGGAGTGCGATGGAAGGCCTGACGGCTACGCTCATTGATGAGGTCCGGAACCTTATCTGGATCTATCAGAGCGCACACACGGAACAGGCCATTCCTAGGCCGGAGCCGATTAAGCGGCCGGGAGTTACCGGCCGGACACGGAAGCTCCGCCAGATATCGCTCTCCGATGCGCGGAAGATGGACCCACGGCTCAGGCTCGTCCGGGACGAGGACGCACAGGATGCGCTGGATGAGATAACCGGGAGGACCGACTAATGGCAACTGATATTTTCGTAGGAAATGTTGCGGTCGGAGTAGTCCCCGACGCTCGCGGCTGGGACCAGCGAATGCGGGCACAGCTCGTGCCGTCCTCTTCGGCCGTGGGCGAGGAAATAGGCCGCAACATCTCCAAGTCGGTTACGGACGAGATGGGGAAAGGCGGCACTAAGTCGGCTGACGCTTTTGGGTCTAGTTTCCGGAAGCGTCTGAAGGCCGCGCTCGATGCCCTGCCGGAAGCCGAGATAGACGCGAATTCATCCAAGGCCGATAAGAA